ATTCAAAAGAACCGATAAGGGGTTCGAGGCGGTCAACCCCGAGGGTTATGTTGCAATTGATAGAACTGGAAGTGCAGTAAAACTTGTTGACAGAATGGAGTTTGCATACAATAACTTCACTGCAATGAAAGCGTGGGACAAGTAATGAAATCATTCAGAGAGTTTGCATTACCTAAGTATCCAGCTCAAACTGATATAGAATTCAAAGACGATGATTGGGTTGTAGGTGACCCCGAAAAAGCATATGAGTATGACGGTAGTAAAACTGGTGACCAAAATATGGAAATCATGAATGACTTAGTAGATAAAGAAAGAGAGAAGATGTCGTGAAAAAATTCGGAAAATTTCTAACAGAAGCAAAAGATAAAGGTGCAGTATTCACCTTCGGTAGATTCAATCCACCAACAACTGGTCACGAGAAACTAGTAAAGAAACTCGCAAGTCAAAAATCATTTGGTGATGTACTTTTATTCTCATCACACTCAAATGACAAAGTAAAGAATCCGCTGTCACACAAAGATAAAGTTAAGTATCTAAAAGCATTCTTCGGTAAAGACGTGAATGTAATTGACGCTGATGTCAAACAGATTTTCCAAATCCTAACATACCTATATGATAAGAACTACCGAAAAATTCGGATGATAGTGGGGTCAGATAGAGTTAGAGAGTTTGAGACTATTATCAATAAGTATAATAGTGTAAAGGGAAGACACGGTTTCTACAAGTTTGATGAAATACAGATTGTATCTGCTGGAGAAAGAGACCCCGATTCAGATGACGTAAGTGGAATGAGTGCAAGTAAAATGAGAGCATTTGCAGAGAAGGGAGACTTTGAATCATTTAAGGAAGGTGTCCCCACAAAAGGCAAACGACTTGCAGACAAATTGTACAAAGACATTCGTAAAGGAATGGGTATTGCAGAAGGTACACTACCACACTACATGATGGAAGACTTAATTACAGAGGGTGTATATGACCCAGGCGTATTCAAAGCAGTTTTCTTTTCAGGTGGGCCAGGCAGTGGTAAGTCAACAGTAGTTGATGCACTTTCATTAAAAGCACTTGGTTTAAAGTTAGTCAACACTGATAAAGCATTTGAGAATGGATTAAAGAAAGCAGGATTATCTCTAGACCTTAGAGGTGCAGACTTTGATAAAATAGACCCCATTCGTGCAAAGGCGAAAAGGATTACTGGAAGGAATATGGATGCATATATAGAAGGTAGACTAGGGTTGATATTTGACACTACTAGTGCAAACCTATCCAAGGTTAATTCATACAAGAAGATGTTAGACTCGATTGGATATGAATCGAAAATGATATTTGTTAATGCATCATTAGACAATGCTCAAAAACGAAATGATATGAGACCTAGAAAGTTGCCGCAAGAAATTGTAAAACAAGACTGGGATAAGGCGCAGAAAAATGCAAGAGACCTTAAAAAGATATTCGGTAGAGACTACGTAGAAATTTCCAACGATGATGATTTAAACGCACTACAGAGAAAGTCTAATAGTCTCTTTAGTAAACTAATGAGTTGGACTACTTCATTCCCTAAAAATAAAATTGCACTTAATTGGAAATCTTACGAACTGCTGAAGAAGGATACTACTGGGTATTCATCTATGAAAAGTAAAGATAGGGTGAAAAAACCACCAACAGATAAATCAAGTCCGTTTGGGTCAAATTTAAAAACATTCAAAAGTAGAAAGACTGGTAAGAAGACAGTTATTGGAAAGATATAAATAGTATTATGACTAAAAGATTAGAAACATTACTTCATCAATTTACATCCTTAAAAGAGGATGCAGTCGCAGCAGCGGAACTAAAAGCAAAACAAGCAGAAGAATTGGAACGTCTTAAAACAAAACACGAGACCGAATTAGAAGCACTTACTGATAGACACGAAAGAGAGAGTGAGAGACAGAAAGGTCAAGATGAGAAAGAAGTAAAAGATGACCAAATCAAGGCAAAACGAGACGCTGATAGAAAGGCGAACGAAGAGCGGGATTACAAAAAAGAGTATGCAAATTATCACTCAAAACCCGACCAAATTAAAAGACGTGCAAAAAGAAATGAAGCACGAAGAAGTCTAAAGGACAGAAAAGATATAAAAGGAAAGGACGTTCACCATAAGGACAATAATCCTATGAACAACGATAAGTCTAATCTTAGTATCGTTTCTCAAAATTATAACAGAAAAGAACCAAGACTTAGAGAAGAAGACTCTGTAGAAGAAGGTAAATATGTCTCAGATATTGGTGATATTATTAACGTCATCTTCAAAAAACTTAAAGATAAACTAGAGACAGAATACAAAAGGAACCCCGAAAAAGGTCTTGGTATGATTAATACCGTAGGGGCATTTGTAAATCATAAAGTGACTGATAAGAAACAACAGAAAAATAGATTATTTCTTAAGTTTGGTGATGTACAGGAAGTTAAACAGGACAAAGATATCAAAGACCGTAAAGGTACACAACCATCTAAGTATTATGCAAAGGATGCTGATGGTGATGAGATGTCCAAATCCACCAAACAAAAACGTGCCGCTCATTTTGCACAGAAGAAAGATGGCCCAGCGCCAGGCGATTCAAGTGCAGAAACAAAACCATCAAAACACACCAAGAAATTCCAAAAGATGTTTGGTGAAGATGCTGGTAAATCCCTTGCAAAGAAAGCAGACAAGTCAGGAATCGCTAAGGGTATTCTACAACAAGTTTATAACAGAGGAGTCGCCGCTTGGAAAACTGGTCACAGACCAGGCACAACGCCAGAACAGTGGGGACATGCTCGTGTTAATTCTTTTATCACAAAAGGTAAAGGAACTTGGGGTGGTGCTGATAAAGACCTTGCTAAGAAAGCAGGTGGTTAAGTGACATTTTGGTTTGTAGTATTAATAACTATATGTATTTTATACATGGAATTGGAGAGTAGACATGACAGGAAATAAACATGATAATGGTGTTCACGAAATAGGAACAGACGAAATCCGTAAAGCATACCAAGAAGACACGCCTGGGCAAACTGTAGAAGAATACTTGTCACAGATTGCACTCGTCAATGAAGAACAAACAGAAAAGACAAAGAAACACTTCAGTCAAGTGTTCCAAAATCCATTAAAGGGATATCCTTATCAGAAGGAAGAGAAACTAGAAGAAGCATGTTGGGATGGTTATGTTCAGAAAGGTTACAAGATGAAAAATGGCAAACAAGTACCAAACTGTGTCCCTATAGGTGAAGAAACCGAATCATAATGAAGACCTTTAAAGACCAAGCTCTTATCGAGACACTCGATACACTACAAGAGACTAATACCAACATCCTCGACAACCCATTCAGGTTGGGTTCCTTAATGTTCTTTGAGACCATCAAAGAAGCACGAAAGTTAGTCAGTGAAGGACGATATAGACTCACAGAAGTCGATAAACATATACTAGAGACAGATATTGGAGATTTTGAAGTATATGAGGGTAATCTAGTACCCCTCGATTGTCCGATGATAGTAGAGGCGGAAGAAAAGAAACAACCCGAATTAAATAAACCAAAAGCAGGTGGCCCAAAAAAATACTATGTCTATGTTAAAGACGGAGACAAAATTAAGAAAGTAACATGGGGTGACACTACAGGTTTAAAGGTGAAACTTGGTAACGAAAAAGCACGTAAATCATTCGCTGCTAGACACAAGTGTTCACAACAAAAAGATAAAACTTCTGCTGCTTATTGGGCATGTAGATTACCATATTATGCAAAACAGTTAGGACTATCCGATGGAGGTAGTTTTTACTGGTAGGAATACATTATGACCAGTGACAACCCATATACAGAAACACTTTACGAACAACATGGTACTGGGTTACCATATATAATAAGGACATTCTCAGAAACAGTCGATGAAAATGACCTCATTTGGCATAGAGATAAAACAAATAGAACACTTCGAATCCTTTCAGGTATGGATTGGAAGTTACAATTAGATGATAAACTACCTGAAACACTTGCTACTGGAGGCGAATACTTTATTCTCAAAGAGACATACCACCGATTAATTAAGGGTCATGGCGACTTGGTGGTAAGGATAGAGAATATATAAATAATAGTACTATGAGTTATAACAAAGACAACTGGAAAGACAAACTAGACGAAGTCCGTAACTTTGGTCGAGAACCTGCTGTAGTAGTGGAAGAAGTTCTTGATAATGATACAGTAATCAATAACGAGATTGAGGAAGAACTTAAAAAGTTTTTCCAAGAGGATGAGACCACCGAAACAATTGAAGAAGAAATTCTCCTAGAAGCATCCGCTGGTGCAATGATTGACCAATTGTTCAATCTTAAAGGAGATAAGGATTCACAATACGGTGTTGCAAAGATGCTAAGTATGACTGGTGTTAAAGTTGTACAACAAATGCAGAAACAAAATCCAAAAGGATTTGAAAAGTTAGTTTCTCAATTAGGTAAAGAGAAAAAGATTACACTACCTACCAATAGTAAACTAATGAAAATGTTTAAAGATGCAGGTATCAAAGAAACAGTACAAGAAGAGAATCTTTCAGTAGAAAAAACTGTAGAAAAACTCGTAGAAAGAAATATGTTAGGTAGATTGGCAAAATCTTTACGTTTGGATGAAGAAGGTAAAGAGAAAATGTTCGACTACTTCGAAAATGGAGAATTAAAACAATAATGAAATTCACATCTATGGGTTTATCAGAAGACCTAATCAACACAATGGAAGCAGTACTCGCCATGGAAGGCGAATATGAAGTGTTCTTCAAAGCAGCACTTAAAAAGTTTGGTGTAAATACACCTGCTGATTTCAAATCAGACGAAGAGAAAAAGAAGTTCTTTGACTATGTAGATAAAAACTACAAGGGTGAGAAGGAAGAAGAAGTCAAAGAAGCAAATTTATCTGAAAAGGCTAAAATCATTCTGAAAGATAAAGAAATGAAAGATGTTCAGAAAGTAGTTTCTCGAGCAGTTGGTAAAAATGTCGATTTCAGAATGAGTGATTCTGATTATAATACAGGTGCAATAGATTTTGGTGGTCTAGGCAAATACAATATCTTTGTTGGTTCACAAGATAATGATGGTAAAATGCCATATGAAGTATCAGTAGAAGATGAAGATGGTGATTATATCGAGGGTGATACTGCAAACGACTATAAAAGTATGTTGAAACTTGTTACCAAACTTGCAAAGAAACACAAGAACGGATTGATAAAGGAAGAAGAAGTCGAAGAAGGAAAAGCAAAACCTGTAAAAAAGTTCTTAAAATTGGGTGACTGCTCTTACGACAAGAAAAAAAAAGTTAAAGAAGACAACAGTCAAGGAATGGAAGACTTTGTAGAGTACAAGTACAAGTCTGCATCACTCAATAAAATCAAACAAGACCTCAAAAAATTGATGAAAAGAGAATCAGAGTTTAAAGATTCTCAAAAGTATGGTAAGATGTTGATGAAAGCAATGGATAACGTTACTCTTGTTAACGATGATGGCATTCCACATATGACACCAAAGTTCAATAAAGAAATTGTTGCTGCTTATAACGGTGACACAATGTTTAGAGAAGACGTTGCATCAATCATCATTAAACATGATGACAATCTCGCATACGCAATATTTGGAGTATAAGTATGAACATATTTCACGAAGCAAAAAAAGTTCTAGACAAAGATGGTAAAGTAAATCCACTTGGGCCATACGGTAAACAGAAACTTACTGGTCAAGAAGTCGCTTCTTATTTCAAAAAGAATAAAGTATCAGACTCCAAAGTCAAAAGAGCAGTAGAAGTTGCACTCGACATGAGTGGTGCTATGGATATCGCTGCTAAAGAAATTAAAAACTTTTTTGGTGATAAAATACTTAAATCAAAAGAAGTTCAGAGTGCATTAAGATACGCAAACGAAGAAGTTGTATCAGAAGCAAAGATGAAAGACCTCTTCAGAAAACATAAAAGAGAACTTACAAAAGCATACAAAACTGGTGATTTATCATTCATGTCTTCTGCTGGTAAGAAAGCGGAAGATGACCTAACTCAATGGGCATTGAACAACAATGAAATTCATAGTGATGACCCCGATGAGTTTTTTGATTGGTTATCTCGTGACCTTGAAGACATAGTCAAAGGTAAAATCAAAGAAGAAACTGTATCAGAGAACTATAGAGTTCTTGCAAAACATGGTATGGGTACTGAAACAAAGAACTCAATCAAAGTAGGAACAGAGATTGATTATTATCGTGCTGACGGTGCTAAGTACATGGGTAAAGTCACTAAGATGTCTGCAAAGGATTATCAAGTTAAAGACGATAAGAATGGTAAAACCTACAAGTTCACTTATCACGATAGAGTTAAAGCAAAAAAATATCTCAAACAGGGTGATAACATACAAGAAAAAGTAGAGTATGCAGAATACAAATTCAAAAACAAAAGAGATGCTCAAAAAGCATTAGACTACTTTAAAAGTCAACAGTTAATCAAACTAGAAATCAATGATGACGGATTGAGTCAAGGTGAACTTGCAATTGATGCTGGTAAGTATGACATGACCAAGTATCACAAAGAAGTGTTAAAGAAATTTAAACCAAAAGTTCTTACAACAGAAATGGCATCTGCACAACAGGCAGCAATCGCAATCGCAAAGAAAAAGAAAAATGAATCTGTTATGGATTCATACAGAAACATGTGGGAAGAATCACTAGATGAAGCAGTTGCAGACCTCACTGTGGATATAAGAAACAAAATACCAAAACCTGCTGACCAAAACAAACATGCAATGGAAATTGCAAAACAGGCAAAAAGATTTGGTTTAAAAAGTTCATTGATGGGTAAACATGTCAGACTCAAAGGTGGTAAGAAGGCAGTCAATGACTTTCTAAGAGTAGTCATTGGTAAATCATCATATGGTGACCCAACAGAAAAAGACACATCAACACCTCAAATCGATAAGATGTTAAACAAGGGGTTAAAGTAACATGAACTTAATGGAAACCTATAGAAGTATCGTAGAAGCGGCACCAAAAATGAAAAAGTTGGGCATATACGGTTCAGAGATTAGTGGATTAAAATACAAGAACGGTACTTATAATGCTAAACCAGTAATATATGGTAGTAATAAGTTAGGATTCAGAGTTCAGAATGAGTTTGGAGACTTTGAAACTATCGACCTTAAAACATTCGCCAAAAGGTTTGGATAATGGATAGAGTAGACGCCAGATATAAACTCTTTAAAGAAAAATTAAAGAAACTGGGATATGCAAAGAAAGAGGCAAAAGAAACTAACGCTGTTTTAGAAAAGGCGGGTGACTTTGGTATGATGTCTGATGCTGGTAATAAGAAAATTGCACGTGCCGTTAAACAGTCTAAGTCGGAGAAAGAACTCAAACAAAAGTTAGAGAAAATTTCTACAATGGCCGGCGGAAAGTATTCTGAAGCAACTGAAGATGAAGTACTTGATAGGGCAATTTCTGCCTTCCAAGATACTGCAATGGGTTCTCAGGCATGGGCAGATAAAAATATCGTTGTCCAACTTGGTCAATTTAGAGACCATATTAAGGATGGAGAAGTCTCCACCAACGATAATAAAAAGACGAAAGTAAAGAGAGATGATGCGGTAAAGGTTTATGATACTTTAATGAAGGTTAAGGCCCCTATTCGTGATAAATACTCTAGACTTTTACAGAAAGACGCTAAAACGTTTAAAAAGACTTTTGATGCTATATTGAAAGTCGCAAACAAATAAAGAGGAAATAAAAATGGCATTATGGGGACATACTTCAGGTTCAGAATCAAAACCAAATTGGTTATCTGATGCTGATAAACAAAAAACTGTAGCAAAACCACACGGTTGGGAATTAGTTCGTAAAGTTGGTTCAAGAACTTTGACTGAAACATTAGTTGCGATGAAAAATCTAACTACTGCCTTGGGTGCTGCTAACTTAACTGATATCGATTGGAATATCACTGCTTTTGATAAGTCAGAAGGTGGAACATTATCTGTTACTGCAACTTTTAACGAAGATGTAACAGTAACTGGAACACCTCAACTATCTGTTGCTAACAATGGAAGTGGAAGAGGCCCACACGTATTATCATACGCAAGTGGTTCAGGTACTAACGAACTAGTATTCACATTAGTAATTGCTGCTGCTAACGCTGCTACAAATGCTGGTGATGTACTTTCAATTGGTGCTAACGCAATCGCATTAAACAGTGGTACAATTAAAGATAAAGGTACTAACGTTGCATCAGTAATTACTAACATTGCTGGAGTTGGAACTGCTGCTGGTACAATTACTGTAGTTGCATAAACAATAGGGAAAAATTATGAAGAAATTTAAAGACTTTTTAGATGAATCATATATGGACGGCGCTGGTCTATCTTCAGAGAAGGTACCATTTGACGTTGATGATTCGGTTGTTAAACAAAAAGTTAACGCTATCTTAGGACACACTGCAACAGTTGAGTTCATGAATCCACTTGCTGCTTTGCAACAGATGGAATCTAAACTTATGCAGTTAGGAATGACTAAACTAAGAAGTGTTGGTGAAATGGGTGTTGTACAGAACGAAGAGTTTGATGACGCTGGAGAGATGGATTTAGAGTTCACAAGATATGAGTCATTTGGTAAGACTGTAGACACACCAAACGATGAGTTCGAAGAATCATCTAAAGCATATACCCTAAAGGTTAGATACGAAAAACTAGAAACTGGTTCATTCAAAGTTTACGGTTCATTAGTATAAAAAAAACTAGACATTAAAAGGGACTTTACGTCCCTTTTTTTATGGCTGAAATCGCCTATATAATTGTATATTATGAAACTCTTTGATACCCTTACAAACAAAAATTTTACTGCATTCGCTCAAAAACACTATGACGACCCACAATGTGAGACCATAGAAGACTTTGAGGAAGATTTGCGTAGATTCCGTTACCTTAAACGTCTCTTACACAGATACCATGAAAATGGTGAGATGAGAGAACGTCTTATGTTAAACCATATCATTACCATATTCAATGTATTTGGATTTGATGCATCAATGAAAATGTTGGAGTTTAAATTGAAGGATGAGAAATATTGGATATCTGTTAAGACAATGTTACTCTACTTGGGGTACATTGATGAGTCGTGGTCACCCGAGATGCCTCTTGACGATGCACTTGTACAGAGGTTACGAGATTTATAAACGCTCCCATAGCTCAGTTGGTAGAGCAACTGATTTGTAATCAGTAGGTCAACCGTTCGAATCGGTTTGGGAGCTCCACTATTTTGAATACATAAATAGAAGTATGGCGAACTTAATAAACACACTTATAGTTTTTAGAATCATTAAAATGTTAACTCAGAAATGGGTGGACACGGATGCATATAAACTTGGTTTGATTACCAACAAGGGTAAACGAACTGAAAAAGAACCGAAAACATCCGAAGAGAAGAGTGCTTATTCCATGCTACACAAACTTGTCTTCAACTTAAAACGAATCATAGAAAAGGTACCTTTTGGTAAATCTAGATTTGCATCATACGCTGTTGCAATCGCATTACTGAAAGAAGAGACAGGTATCACTGCAGAACAAGCAGAAGAATTGTGTGAGAAGGTTTACAGACACATCAAAGATACAGGTGAATTTGATGTAGACGACCTTCATGAAGCGAATCAAGTTATGACACTTGACGTTGGTAGACACTACCACCTTAGAAGAAACCTAGAAGAACAAAACGGTGTAACCTATCCACAAAAGACCCCTATAACAGTTATCGCAGAACACTCAATAGTGTTTGGTGTTAACATCTATATCGCACAATGTGGAGTAGAACGAATATTGGTAACAGAAGATGACGTTTATTGAGGCAGTAGTAAACGTAGACAGTCTAAAACATACAGGGAAGACTAAGAAACCCAAGATAGAAGAATTGGGTGAATTGTTCGACACTAAAGTTTTGGAGGAGTTATCTTTAAATCCGAATACTGCCAATTCTAGTCCACAAACCATCAAAGAACTCAAACAGATGGTTGGTATGATTCAGAAACTTACAGATGAACAGAAGAAACGTTATCTAAACACAGATGAAGACACTTCATACTACATCAAAGAATACATGTCGAACAATGATTTAGCATATACAGATGATGATATAGAAAAAATCACAGATAGTGCAAGACACATTGGTAGACAATTCAAGAATAAATACATGAGACCGAGACCTTATGTACTTGCAGAGAAACTAGGTATGGAAATGGACTATTTCAATACAGATACTGCACAATCCCCATCATATCCTTCAAACCATGCTTTACAGGCGAGAGTAGTTGCAAACTACTACTCATCAATCTATCCCCAACATAAATCTGAATTGTTGGCAATGGCAGAAATCTCTGCACTGGGTAGAGTCCATGCTGGTATCCACTATCCTAGTGATAAGATAGCAGGATACCAACTAGCGGATGCATGTATGAAGTATTTTAAATATGATATATTAGAAGATGCGCCCTTGAATGCTACAGGTACTGCAGTTGCAACAGATGTACCAGTGGTAAAGAAGAAAAAGAAATACGAACCTGCCCAACTCTTTGACTTAATCAAAAGAAACTCACAGGTATAACTATGTTGAAACTATTAAATTACTTAGCTCTAATTACATCTATTGTAATCGCTGGAATTGCTGCATACTTCTCAGTCATAGGTATGGCGACAATGTTCGCAGGTGCATATCTAGGAACAGTCGTAATGATGACTGCATTGGAATTTGGTAAACTTGTGACCGCTGCTTATCTTCACCTCGCATGGGAGAAGATGAACTATCTAAAATGGTATTTACTAACTTCAGTTGTGGTACTCATGCTCATAACATCACTTGGTATATTTGGTTATCTATCTAAGGCGAACATTGAAGTGTCACTAGTGGGTGATGGGAACAGTTTAGAACTATCCATACTGGACACTAGAATAGATGCAGAGAAAGGTAAGATAGAAAGATATCAAGATAGAGTTGCAAACTTAGACCTAGTGTTATCCACTGGTAGACCACAAGATAGAAACTATATCAACAGACAACAGAAAGACGAAAGAAACCAAATTGCAGAAGATATAGATACAGCGATCGGCTTGATTACAGAATACACGGAGGACAAACTCCCGATTCAACGGAAACAACTTGAACAGAACTCAAAAATAGGGCCAATCAAGTATGTTGCAGAAGTTATATACGGTCAAGAGGAAAGTGTCAAGTATCTTGACAACGCAGTTAGGTGGGTGATTTTTGCACTTATTTTTGTGTTTGACCCACTTGCAGTGTTACTTTTGGTCACTAGTGTTGCACTTATTGTTGATAAGAAACCTATACCAAAAAGAAAAACTGCACCAGCACAGAAAAAAAAAGTAACCGCAAAACCACAACCAAAAGTAACAAATAAAATTGTATTACAGGTACCAAAAGACAAGGTTTTAGACTTGTCAAAAGATAAATAACAGTGTACACTAATTAGGAGTAAAAAATGACAGATTTAAATTTAGGAGAAATGACCAAAGAGGAACGTTTAGAGTTCTATAAAGGTGATGGAAAACCAGTGGCACCCGAAGGGTTCAATGGAAAGGATGCAACAGAAGAGGCGGTGCAATCATACGAAACTTCACTCGCAACTAACGAAAGACAAATTGCATCTTTAGAGGCAGAACTTGAAGTACTTGCGGAAATTGCTAGAAAAGAAGCAGAGAAAGAAGGTAAATTTGCAGTCCAAGAAGACTAGTATTTACTAAATAGATAGTAACATTAATTTAGGAGATTAACATGCCAGAACCATTATCGCCAATCCCAACGATTGACAACCTAGCAGAAAGGAAAGCATGGTTTGAGACAGGAGATGGAGTGCCTGTTCAACCCGAAGGTTATGCAGACTTAGAATCAGACGACCCAAAAAAGGTCGCATACGATGGTTCAGTCACAACAAACGCTGCTCAAATCGCTGAAATTCAAGCACTAATAGACGCCGGATAATTCCCAAAATCCACTTGAAATAACATACATTCAGTGATATACTGAGTGTATGTTATGGTTAGAGCGAAAGTACCTCTCTACAGTTACACCTCATCTTGAGGTTTGTAAATGGAAGGGAGACAGTACATTAAATCACAGATGTCTTTATTGTGGTGATTCCCAAAAGAATCGCTACAAAGCACGAGCATATCATTTTTTAGTCGACCAATCATTCATATATAAGTGTCATAACTGTGGTAAATCCACATCATCAATGACATTTTTGAAAGACCATTTTCCTGTACAATACAAGGAGTATGTTAAAGAACTTCTACAAGAGAAACATGGTAAGAAGAATGTCAATCAAAGAATGCCATCATCGAATGCATTCAAGTTTAAACCCAAGACTACTGAAAGTCTAAATACAGATGCAACAAAAATGACCATTGAGAACTTGAAGTTTATAGCGAAACCAGCGATTGAAAGTAAAGTCGCAAGGAAGTACCTAGACAACAGAAAAATTCCAGTAGAGTCACAAAAAGAGTTGTGGTTTGTTGAATCTGCACAAAGTCTATCGTTCTTGTCAGATAAATATAAAACACGACCTCTAGGAAATAATCCTAGAATTGTATTGCCATTCATCAAGAATGGGGAACTTGTTGGTGTTAGTGGGAGAGCAATCGATGACTCACCGTTGAGATATCTAACAATGAGATTCCGAGATGACGATTCACTCATCTTCAATATTGATAAAGTGAATATGACTAAAACTATCTATGTTACAGAAGGGCCACTAGACAGTTTATTCCTACCAAACAGTATTGCTGTCGGTGGTAGTGACTTTAAAAAAATCGACAATGCTATAAAAGACAACGCAATAATAATTTATGACAATGAACCACGAAACAAAGAAATTCTAAAGAAAATTGATGAGGTAATCGATGAAGGTTACCGTGTGTGTATTTGGAATGATAAGAGAGTAGAAGGATTGAAAGATATAAACAATATGATAATGAGTGGAATGACAAGCGAAGACATTGTGTCAATTATAGATAACTGTACAACCGAAGGTCTCACTGCAAAACTGAAACTAAAGGAGTACAAGAGAATATGAATGCTATGATAAAAGTATTAAAATCAGATGGTTCGAAATCGGACATCAACCTAGACAAGATTCATCGTATGGTAGAAAAATCATGCAGAGGTATTACAGGTGTATCAGAATCATTGGTTGAAATGAATAGTGGACTCCAGTTCTTTGACGGTATCACCACAAAAGAAATTCAAAAGATTCTAGTGAAAAGTGCAAGTGACTTAATTACACTAGAGAATCCCAATTATCAATTTGTTGCAGCTAGGTTACTACTATTTGCAATTCAAAAACAAGTGTTCAATACCAAGTGGAAAGATTCAGAGATATATCCACCACTGGGTGAAATCATACATAGAAATATAGACTTTGGTGTGTATGATGATGCTATCATCAACTCATATTCTACCGAAGAAATCAACAGGATTGATTCTTTCATTAAACATGGAAGAGATACAGACTTTACCTATGCTGGTCTACAACAAATAGTAGACAAGTATTTGGTACAAGATAGGTCAGCAAATTTGGTCTATGAAACCCCACAGTTCATGTATATGTTAATATCCATGACACTGTTCCAAAACTATGATAAAGACAAAAGGTTAGACTATGTCAAAAAATACTACGATGCAATCTCAACATTCAAAATCAACATCCCCACCCCTATCATGGCAGGAGTTAGAACTCCTTTACGACAATTTGCTTCGTGTGTGCTTGTCGACACAGACGACACTCTCGACAGTATCTTCTCAAGTGATATGGCCATTGGAAAATACGTTGCTCAACGTGCCGGAATCGGTATTAACGCAGGAAGAATTAGAGGAATTGGTTCAAGGATTAGAGGAGGCGAAGTCCAGCATACGGGCGTCATCCCATTCCTTAAAAAATTTGAATCAACTGTTAGATGTTGCACCCAAAACGGAGTAAGGGGAGGAAGTGCAACAGTTCATTTCCCTATCTGGCACCAAGAGATACAAGACATTCTTGTACTCAAGAACAACAAGGGTACAGAAGATAACAGAGTCAGAAAGTTAGATTATTCTATTCAGTTATCAGAGTTATTCTATAAGAGATTTTTAAAGAATGACGACATCACATTGTTCTCACCCCATGAAGCTCCTGGGCTCTATGAAGCATTCGGAACACCCGAGTTCGATGAACTCTATGAGAAATACGAACGTGCTACATCCGTCAATAAGATTAAGGTGAGTGCAAGGGAACTAATTACTGATTTGTTAAAAGAAAGAGCAGAGACTGGTAGAATCTATATTATGAATATAGACCACTGTAATACACATAGTAGTTTTAAAGACAAAGTTAACATGAGTAACTTATGTCAAGAGATTACACTACCGACAGACCCAATCCAACATATTGATGGTAAGGGTGAAATCGCATTGTGTATACTGAGTGCTATTAATGTGGGAATTGTAAAATCGGACGAAATGGAGAACTTGTGTGACCTCGCAGTGAGAGGACTTGAAGAACTGATAGACCACCAAGAGTATCCAGTAGAAGCAGCTCGAGCATCTACTATCGCCCGTAGGTCATTGGGGATTGGTTATATTGGACTTGCACACTTCCTTGCGAAGAACAAAGTCAAGTATGGCGACCCCGATGCACTTAAATTAGTACACGAACTTACAGAGTCATTCCAATACTATTTACTCAAAGCATCCAACACTATTGCAAAAGAGAAAGGTGCTTGTTTAGGTTTTGGTGGGACAAAGTATTCAGATGGTATTCTACCCATCGACACTTACAAAAAGGAAGTTGATGAATTGACACCAAATGTGTTAAACCATGATTGGGAAACATTGAGGGGTGACATCAAAGAATATGGTCTTAGACACTCTACACTAACTGCACAGATGCCAAGTGAATCATCAAGTGTTGTATCAAATGCAACAAATGGTGTAGAACCACCTAGAGATTATCTGAGTGTTAAGAAGAGTAAAAAGGGTACATTGAAACAAGTGGTACCACAATATACACACTTAAAGAATTCTTATACATTACTATGGGATATGCCAGATAACACTGGATATATAAATATCGTAGCAGTGATGCAGAAATTCTTTGACCAAGGTATTAGTGGTAACTGGTCATACAACCCCGAGAACTACCCTAACAATGAAGTTCCTGTATCAGTAATGGCGAGGGATTTTCTAACCACATACAAGTATGGTTGGAAGACATCCTATTATCAAAACACTATGGATGGTAAGACTGAAGACGTTGTCACAGACGAACCATTGCAACAAACGAATTATGAGGGAGATGATGAAGACTGCGAAGCATGTGCGATATAGAAGTAATCGTCAATATGTGTCTGATGAAGATAAGACAGTAAGAATTAGGTCACTTGAACATGAAGGTGACGGAAAATACGTTTTTGGTCACACCAATGAAGAGACCATGTCATTCATTGAGAATAGATATCTGATTCTTAGAGATTTTATACCACAAGATATCATTGATATGACAATGGACACGTGGAAGACTATCGAAGGACAAGAAGACTCAGTACTCAAAAGAGAAGGCGACATCATATTTGAGTCACCTACAACATCACTGGGTAAGTCAGTTGCTGCTTACTCATTTCCGCCTGCAGTAGCATTGCATAGATGGTTATGGGAGAACCTAAAACCAGTATTAGATTTCGATTTAAAAGAAACCTATGCATACAGTAGAAAGTATGAACGAGGTGCATATCTAAAATCACACATGGATAGACCATCATGTGAGATTAGTGCTACTCTTTGTTTGGACTATTCATCCGATGATGGGACACCATGGTCAATATGGATTCAGAATGATAAGAACTATCTTGGAGAGGAGATGGGTCATGAAGAGATGTTTGAGTTAACACAAGCACCACGTCATAAAGACAGGACTGGTACAAAGGTTATACTACATCCAGGCGATGTCATGTTATATCAAGGGCCAAATTGTCCCCATTGGAGAGATTATTTTGTAGGAGAATACTCATACCACATGTTTTTACATTTTATAAGACATCCAGGCCCAATTGATGAAATACCAAATTCTACAGAAGTGATTGCTCCTGGCCAATATTGTGCTTCACATAACAATCTTCAATGGGATGGAAGAGAAGACAGATACGGTGGTGAGGGTGACAATAAAGACAACCTAGCATTCGAAAGAGCAAACAAAGCATGGCACAATGCATCACCCGAAGAAAGAGTGTTATGGTCGAATCGGTATGATTACGTGAGAGCAGAAGAGAAGGAAAGGAAAAGGAAAAAATGACAGTATTTAACAAGAACAACATAGACTTTACCAAAGAGAAATTATTCTTTGGTGAACCACTAAACACACAAAGATTTGATGAGTTCAAATATCCCATATTTGATAAACTCACACAGACACAACTAGGATTCTTTTGGAGACCCGAAGAGGTATCACTACAGAAAGATAGGAGTGATTACAATTCACTGAATGATGCACAGAAGCACATCTTCACATCCAATCTAAGATACCAAACACTATTGGATAGTGTACAAGGACGTGCTCCATCAATTGCATTCCTACCATTTGTGACATTACCCGAGTTAGAATCTTGTATCATTACATGGGACTTTATGGAGACCATACATTCACGTTCCTACACTCATATTATAAAGAATGTTTATAGTAACCCAAGTGATATCTTTGACACTATCTTAGATGAACCTGCTATTGTTGCACGTGCTGAGTCAGTAACTAAGAAATACGATGAGTTTATTGAATTAGGTAGACGTAGACTACTAGGTCTTAAAGTAGATGATTACGATTTATATAAGGCACTATACCTTGCACTTATAAGTGTAAACATTCTAGAGGGGATTAGATTCTTTGTATCATTTGCATGTTCATTTGCATTCGGTGAGTTGAAACTCATGGAAGGAAGTGCAAAGATTATATCTCTAATCGCAAGAGATGAATCACAACATCTTGCAGTGTCGCAACACATACTCAAAGCATATAAGAATCAAGAGAATGATAAACTTATGATTCAAGTGATGAAGGATTGTGAATCTGAAGTGTACACTATGTATGAGGATGCAGTCGCACAAGAGAAAGACTGGGCAGATTTCCTATTCCAACATGGGTCAATGATTGGTTTGAGTACTCAATTGTTAGGAAACTATGTTGAATTTACTGCTAATAAGAGATTACGTGCAATTGGACTGAACCCTATATATGATATCAGTTCAACGAACAATCCACTACCATGGACATCACATTGGTTCAACAGTAGAGGATTGCAGAATGCACCACAAGAGACAGAAATAGAGTCGTATGTCATCGGTGGTATTACACAAGATGTAGACGACTCAACTTTTGAGGACTTTAAACTATGATTGAAATATTCGGAAAAACAATGTGTCCATTCTGTGATAAAGCAAAGTCTTTATGTGAACAGAAAGGACTAGAATACACTTACAAACAGTTGGGTACTGATTTCACTAGAGAAGAACTCTTTGAAGAGTTTCCAACTGCACGAACATTCCCACAAATCAGAGTGGACGGTGATGCAATAGGTGGGTATGACCAACTTGCAGAATATGTAAAACACGGAGACGTTTGGGAAGACTAATGGGACAAGCAAACGAGTACTACCTATATCTACCCAAACCAAGTGACCAAGATGTCATATGTGAGAGGTGGAAACACCTCTTTGGGATGATTGATAGGGAGTATCAAACTGTACGTGTGTACACTGCTGGACTCGAATTTCATACAGATGAAGCGAAACACAAACTACCATATGCTGTCTATAATGACAAAAAGATGTCATTTGAGTCTCTTTATGAGAAAATTATGGTGAAAAGTGAGAAAGATAAAACAGGATGGAGACCAAATTATGACAATTAACCTTGACAATGGCCACAACTTTTTAGTATCATGTAACAGTTGTAAGAGTGAATTCGAATGCTTTTATGATATGGATGAGAACCACTATACTATAGCACATTGTGTGTTCTGTGGTTCCGAGATAAGTGAAGATGAGGTTGAAAGAATTGATGACGAAGATATGGTTTGACAATATAGACGTGACCTTTAAAGGTCAAATTGCAGAGAAGAAACGAATCTCTAAATTTGTCCGTTCCACAATACATTACTTTATGCCACGTCTCAGACGTGAAGTTGAAATCCAAATATCATTTACTAAATCTATACCCGATGCACTAGGATATTGTCTTGGTGATAAAAACTTCATTGATATAGAAATCAGTAAAACCAACCCAATGACTGGAAAACCGCAATCAATGTCACAGATGATGATGACACTTGCACATGAACTAGTCCATGCTAAACAGTTCTTACGTGGTGATTTAACACCATCTTTGGTGAACTACAAAGGTAAGAAATACAAGTTTACACCCTATTCCCGTCAACCTTGGGAACGTGAAGCATACAAGAAAGAAGATATGATATATGACCTGTTTTGGTTAAAATAGACTTGACAATGGCCATATAAATCGAGTATACTATACGTATGGAAAATAGAAAAGTAAAGAGAATCTTCATCGACATGGATGGAGTACTAGCGGATTTCAACACTGGAGTTGAAACATTGACAGGGAGAGAATTCCCTAACACCGACCAAGGTCATAACGATTATGACGAAAGGAAGGAAGAGTTAACGAACAAGAGATTGTTCAGAATGTTACCACCTATGCCAGATATGTATGATTTGGTAGGATATGTAAGACACACTGGATTGCCATGGGAAATCCTAACTGCAGCTGGTGTCGTCAACAGAGAGTTGGTAGTGTTCGATAAGAACGAATGGATTAAGGAACATGTGAGTCCTACAGTGGTAGTCACTTGCACTATGACTGGTAGTCAGAAAGGTATGTTTGCAATCAAAGGAAGTGTCCTTATTGATGACAGAAAACAGAACCTTGATGCATGGGAAGCACACGGTGGTATCGGTATTCTACACACTAGTGCGGAAGACACCATCAACCAACTAAAAGAACTTAGAAAAACCGACTAGTTTCTAAGTCACTAAATATAAGAACAACCCAGCGGAGATTCCAAAGGGTTGTTTCTTATATCTTATATTATGGAAAGGTCAATTATGTGGGAAAAATTTAAACTATGGGTGAAGATGATTCTTTCGCCCCTCTATGAAATCACCGTATATCGACAGTCAGAACAGACTGGTCAGATGTACAAATCACAATACGTTGCACGTAAAATCTTCGTGCAGAAAGAAAAACATCTTAAGTTTAGAGACTTCGATACTAAAAAGACAGTAGAGATACGGTCAGCGGGCGGACTCGACTATAAGATAGAGGAGAAATGATATGAATCAATTTTTCATTGGTATCATTATCGTACTCAGTCTCGGTGGTTATTATCTATATCAACAGAATGAAGTCTTGGTAAAGAATAACGCTGCTCTTGAGGTTGCGGTAAAGGAACAACAAGATGCGATTGCATCAATTAAGGAGAACTTCGAAAGACAATCACAAGCACTATCGAATCTCACTAGACAAAACGCACAGATTGAGGCGGATAAGGCACAATACCTTTCAATCTTAAGTAAACATAACTTCGAAAAACTATCCGTTGCAAAGCCAGGGTTGATGGAACTAAGATTCAACAAAGGTACCGAAGAAGTAATTAGGGGGATAGAAGATGATTCAAAAGCAATTAGTAATCTTGAGTCTACTAGTTCTAACGACTAGTTGTTCATTACTTCCACAGAGGGAAGTGCAAATAGTATCTAAACCTGTAGAGATAGATATTATACAACCAACACTACCAAGACCACTTGAACTTGGAGTTCCTAAATGGTACGTAGTGTCAGAAGCACGTATAACAAATCCATGTAAAAGAACATTATCATTTGAACCTAAGAGATTCAATGACGAAGGTGTAGAACAACTTAAAAGACCAAAGACATGTGATTTACTCGAAAGAGAGAATCCCGATTGGCCAGTAGGATACACATACTTAGATAGGTTCTTGGATGAGATGAAAGCACAGAACAGTGGTGATGTGGTTTTTGTTGCATCTACAGTAGGTGATTACAAAGTCATGATACAGAACAATCAAGAGATTAAGAGATACATCAAACAACTCGGTGAAGTGATTGTAGTGTATCGTAATGTAACCATGAAAGATGGTTCACAGGGAGTAGTAGCAGAGGTGCAATCTAAGTGACCCATCAACCCCAAAAGGCATCAATCTTCCCAGTCTTTCCAGTTTACATGTTGCATGGAGAATTGGAAGCAAATCATCACGAGATAGCAGAATCGTGTAGAAGAGCAGTCGCTAAGGTCAAGAGAAGACACAAGGGGAATACTGCAATGGATTACACCACATACTTTGATGGTGATATCCGTGAAGAGATGCAAAAAGAGTCGTGGTTTATAGACATGACAAACAAACTTAAAGACACCTACATTGATTATATAAATGCCACATACGGATGTAGAGTGGCACATTTGACAAGACATGATGTACATTTCTTCTGTTGGGTCAACGTCTACAATAAAGCACATCACCATGAAATGCATAACCATGTCAATTCATATGTGAGTGGTACTTACTATGTTAAGACGGATAGTGACTCACAACCAATCAAATTTGTATCACCAAATGCAATGATGGATTTTGGGTTACAAACAGTTGCTCATCCACAACCACCAAAAAATTACATGCCACAAAACACAGGTATTCTTGGGAGTGGGATGCATGAATCTGAAATTATGTTTCACCCACAATGTGGTGAGTTTTTGATGTGGCCCTCAGCAATGTTCCACTCAGTACCACCCATCACAGATTTTAATGAATTACCCGATAACTATGAGAGAATTTCTATCTCATTTAATTTAGACCACGCTAGAGAGAATTTGGAAGACAAGGAAATTGGTGACCAATTTCACTATGGCACAGTACATAAGGAGGAAGACCCATGGGACAACCGTTCTCAATAGACAAGATGTTTCGTCCATCACCACAATGGAACGTTCAATACGATAAACAAAACCAAGTCATCACGATTGATGATTTTTACGAAGACCCCGATACAATCTATGATTGGTTGACAAATGCGGACTATCCTCTATGGAAATACAGTGAAGAGATAGAAACACTTAATGGTAAAGTGTACAATGATTGTAGAAACACACTAGCAATCTCACATCCAACAAGAATGTGGGAGATGAACATAGAAAGACTCAGTCAAATATGTGGTAATGTATGGTGGAGAAAAGGATACGAAACTGCACAAGCATTCGAATGGAATATATTTCAAACCATTGAGTGTTTTGATAATAAGATGCAACACTATCCACACGTTGATTCGCCATTGACTCAATCAGATGAATCATCTACCATCAATGTGTTATGGTATATGGACAAAGAAGAAAGTGGTGGGACTGCAATATACAATGGTGAGTGGATTACTAACGATGAGAGACACAGTCTCCTATTCCCAGTAGAAGACCAATTTGAGGTAGCACACATGATTCCTGCTAAGTTCAATAGATGTGTCATGTTCCCTGGCAATAGATTGCATGGAGCATGGATTGATGACTACACTAAATACAGTGGAGATAAATGGAGAATGAGTCAAGTACAATTTCTCCTACCACGTAATAGTAACAGATAATTTAAAGGTAAAGAAAATGTCAGAAGAATTTGTAGAAGCACAAAATTTAAACTCTTCATTCCTATACATAGGACATGGAGTTATCGACCCCGATATATGTGAGGAGTTCATCAAGATGTGGGAACTTGCAGAGTACACAGAAATCACACATCCAAATGAAAAGAACCCTAACGTAGTCGAATGTGTTAATGAGGAAGAGAACGATAGACTGAAGTATGTTGACCATATGAACAGGGATATCTATTCTATCGGTGAGAGCAATCCACACTTCGAAATGATTGAGGAAGTGATTAGACCATTACTACCACTTACACATGATTTAGATGAAATCACATATATGAGTATTATTGGTTACCCTGCTAATACTGCTATGCCGATGCATCAAGACGATGCAGATAGTGCTGATACAGCAACACTCGTAGTACCATTGAATGACAATTTTAGAGGTGGTGATTTCGTAATTGATGACCACCAAATCAAACCATATACTGGTAGTATGATTGTGTTCAATAATTGTGTGAATAGATTCCATGGTGTTAACCCTGTAATCATGGGTGAGAGATTCTCATTATGTGTATGGTTCACCAATCCCGAACAAGAAGCAGAACACGGTGGAACAGAAATGCCAACAGGATATGTCAGTATGGATGAAGATTCCGATAGACTGCCTGAGACAAATGCAGACCGTATTGCTCGATTAGAGGAAGAATCTACAGAACAAGAGGGTAGAAAGAAGTTTAATAGCGTCATTATAAATGACTAACACGTATCCATGTAGTGTGTGCGGAGTATCCATCAATCATGAGGATATAAAGTATCACACTATGGACACTAGACATGTGTTTTGCGGTGCAGAATGCAGTCTAAAATATCATGAGGAGAAAAGGAATGCCACCAGTTAAATTCGGCAAATCACAAACCATCAAAGATAGGAATACAGGTAAATCTACCATCAAACACGAGTACATGAAAAATCAGAGTACTTCAGACTTGATTGAGAAATACAACAATTCCAACACAACAGGAAGACTCAAACAAAAGATAAAGAATGAGTTAGTCCGTAGAATGGGAAGGGGCGGTAAGAAGATTGAATTCGTCCCCAAACCTGTTGCACTTTGATATCAAAGGAACAACTCAAACATTATAACAAATGGGGGTGGGTACATCTACCCTCTGTTATACCCTCTGATTTGCTGTCTCTCGCACGTAAGGAAGGACTCGCACTCAGACAATGGATGCTGGACAATAACATGAAAGGAAAACCATGTTATTATGGGCCAGAGGTACACTGGGACGGAATAGCATGTGCTATGATGTACGAACAGAAACTAGAGAAATGTTACAAGGCACCTTTTATGAGAGAGATTGCAATCACACTACTAGGAACAGATTTACCACATCTGTTCAATGACCAAATGGTCTATAAGATGGGTAAGGGAATCGATGATGATTTCTCATTTGAACCCCATTACGATAATCAATATGGGAGTAATGCTAATAACGCAATACATACTGTAAACTGTTCATGGATATTAGATGACATGAACTTTAGAAACGGTGGACTTCAAGTCAAAGACACTAAACTGAATTATCAGTTTAACGCTGGAGACATTGTCGCCATCAAAGGTGATACATATCACGAGAGTACACCAAACATGACAGATGAACCAAGAGGTCTATATGCATGTGTGTACACCGAAAAACCCATGAAGATGGATGCATTCTATAATGGGATTTTCGACAAGGGGCTATAGCTCAGTAGGGAGAGCGACTGGTTTGCAACCAGTAGGTCGTGGGTTCGATTCCCTCTAGCTCCACCACGTTTAGAATAGGAAGAGTACAATGTTGTACGTAGATTATATGTTTGAAGTGAATGAGAATGGTATATGTTTCACCGACAAACATAAGGATGAAATGTTAACCACGGAACAAACAAAACTGGTGGTAGGTGAAACACTCACTGTTCAGTTGGATGAGTTTGGACGTATATGCTTAGTGAGGCAACATGTTAAAGGAAATGAAGGAAACTTTTACAGTAAATAAAATCTACCAATCGAGATGGGTGTGGTATCACACCATATTAGCTGCAGAGATATTCCTAACCAATATATTATTGATTGCGATATTGGTCAAACTCTAATCGCCTATATAATAATGTTACAATATTGTAACATAACTGAAACACTTATGACACAAGACTAAGTACCTATATGGGAAGTGCAGATGTCGGATAGTTTCAAACATAACAGGAGACGAAAATGCATTATTACGCATCATGGTCTGCCTCGTATCTTAGGACACAAGCAGACAAATTTAATGATTTTATGAAATGCGGTAGACTCAGTAGAGTTATCAACAATTCATTCAAATAACCACTTGACGGTTGTCCCATATCCATTGTATAATAATATAAGGAATATGGGACTACCTATATAAAAGAACGAAATATATTATTTTTTACAGGAGAAATACATAATGGCAATTCAAATTATCACCTCGAAAATTGGTGATTCTTGCACAACTGAGGACATCAATAGATTGCACCTCGAAATGTCACGTAAGAGAATCTTTACGATGACTGCACCAAACCAAATCATCAACCTTCATTGTCTTACGGACGATGCTACGGGTTTACATGAAGATATCAAAGTAATCGATTACGTAGAGAATGAGTCCATCACGGATGTTCGATTCAATATGTTACAATTCATGGATACCACGAACGGATTCGACCCACATGATAAAATCGTTCTATGGGATGCAATGTTACATCCACTTGACTTATGTCAGACTAGGGTAATTGCTGGATTCCCACCTGCTGGTGACCATAGAGAAGCACTAGACTTCATCCCCGATATGGACTTGGAACTTGGTATGAAAATCAAGAACGAGATGCTTCCGTTTTTACAACTTGTGACCAAGTGGTGGAATACAGAAGAATTAGGATATGAGGACTGGTACGTATCATTCAATGGTAGTGACTGTTCGCATCTTTGTCGTAAATTTGAAGAAGACCCAGTAGCAGCACAATCCACATCATTCGCAGAGTTCCTATCAACAAACTTCAAAGGAGTATTGTTACCAACAGAACCAGGCGCATTCTCACCCTATTACGTAGGGAATAAAGAAAAGACCGATGAGTTAAATACTCAGTGGGAAACCAATGTAAGACCATACTTCCCCGATGCATGGACAGGACATGGTGGTGAAGAAGAAGCACCATTCCTCGAATGGAATCATGAGTATAGGGATGTAACAAAACAGGTCAAATTCTTATACCTCGACAATACAGAAAACAAAATGAATCCAAAAGATGACTGGTATCTTTTGTTGTGGTTCCTGTAAACTACACTAATACATCACACGATGTCGTGCAAGGGTTCCTCTCTATAGAGGAATCCGAACACATTGCTAGGGTATTGAAACGTTCAGAAAGAGACGTACTCAGACTACCCAATCCCGAATGGAACGATTCCAACTACCCACCTCTAACAAAACAACACGTAGTCTATAATTGGTTAACCCATCCCGACATCCGTCCGTTGAATATACCACAACGACTGCTCGGTCTTGACCTATTCAAAGATATCAACAATCTCACACTTCAATGTTGGGGTAACATATTACGACAGGGTGAACACATCACTCCACACCAACATCACGAAGAAGACACAGAACCCCTATCCGACTTTCACAAAGATACCACACCACAGGAACGAGCCAAAACGCAACTCGTCCCAATGGTCGCAACCAATATATTCCTAGACGGAGTAGAACCCTCATACACACATTACGAAGATACAAAACAAACGTTAAACATTAAGGGAGACTTACACATAGTAGGTGCATACCACAGACACGAAGTCAAGACGAACGTATACCGTACACCACGCTACTCGCTGGCCATGGATATCTATTTCAGAGATTACACCAAAGGATGGGATACGATAGAGAAAGGATTCAGTAACACTAAGAGGTTTGTTGACGTTTCCCGAAGTAACGTCTAATCGTAAAGACTCGCATATACGCTACTATTGTCATGAACGCAGTAATGGTAGTACCGATAGTAAACGCAGAAGTCATCCCTATAACATCAATACAGATAAACAATCCGATTAGATTCAGAGGATAGTTAATGAGCAGTCCAGTAAAGACTGTAGTAAAGGTTTCTTTGTGATATCTTCGAGTTTCTTTGTTCATACCTTAGTATAACACGCTGAGATGCCTTTGTATAGGGGGTTTCGAATATAATGTCTGAGAGCGGAATGGGAGGATGAATATAATGTGTGTAGTAGTGTGCAGTAGTGTGTAATTATATTCGTATTTGAGATGGATGGGAGAATGTGGAATAAAGTGGGTTTTGGTGGTGCTGTTCGGGGATACAAAACCTATTTTTAGCGGAGAGTCAAGCATGAGAGCATGTTGACAGCACCTCAGAAACGTGATAAGGCAAGGCGATAGGGGTTGACAATGCCCCTCACTTTCTTATATACTGTATTCATCAACTAGGGAGATACATACATGATTAAGTACATAGACATCAATGACTACCAAGGTTCTATACCTAACCTACATGAAATGGTTGAATTCGAGAAGGGCAGTGACCCTATCGAAGACGGTATTGTCCTCTATGGGTTTGATGAGATTGGTATGGGTGGTTTCAAAGACCCTCAACACGCCTTTGTTCCCTTCTTTATGTGTGAGTTAGGGCAATAGTCGGGAAACCCTTATGGGCAAGGCGTCTCAGAGGCGCCATAAAACTTGACAATGGCCATCACTTTTTTGTATAATGGCTACATGATAAAGAAACTAAGAACTAACGGTCTGCTCGATGCGGACTTCCTTCAACCCCTACTGTGTCTTGCAGTGATGATAATCCTAGGAGAAGTGTTATGATAAAGAAAAATGGTCACGGACTCATCGGTACTCACATCGCAACAGGTATGGGAGTGGAGATTAATCTAACCAAACAGGAGATGCTTCTTGCATGTGCGAAGGTTGAGATTAATGAGTCGTGGGAGAAAGCCATGGACATGGTCAAAGCACGTCTCGGTATCGAAGTCATCGGTCAGATAGAAATTGAACAAATAGTCATAAATGGGGTTGCAAAGACCTTCCATTAATGGTATAATTACTGTGTAACAGGGAAAAAGAAGTTAATCTGAGAGTTATTCTTTTATTATGTACCTATGTGAAGTCTCAGAGGGTCATGTCCGAACATGCATAGCGGGATGAGAAGCCCGCTGCTCTACAACGCAATAGCTGTAGGGCTCT